ATCTCAAACCTCGTAAACGCCGCCGTCAGTGGCTCAAGCCATGACGGGTCGATGTGCATTTCAACAAGCTGGTCTTCGGTCATTTCACTGGCCCTGCCTTAGAGAGTAAATCGGTCTTGGCCTGTGAACCAGCAGATGACCCAAAGTAGTAAGCAATAATGCCCGTCCAAGCGGTGGACAAACTGCCCAGCATCATCAAGATAGTTGGGTTGCTGCCGTCAACCTTGCCAAAAAGCATCATCCCCAAAATGCCAAAGAACCCGACGGTGATGATTGCAGCCAGTGCAGGTGGCACGATTGATCTTGTAGCGGCCTGCATATCACGCGCAGACTTCCTGTCTTCTACAGACAGCTTTTCAAAGTTGAGGCCAAGCTCCTGCGCTTGTTTCTGCAACTCGATCTCGGCCATTTTGACTTGAGCAATCTGCTCGGCTGACAGCTTGTTGCTGGAGATCAGGTCGCCAACCTTGTCTGGGTCTACGCCGATTGCCTTGGAGATAGCCGACACTGCCATGCCAGCTAGTGGGCCACCCATTGCCGTGGCAATCGTTGGTGCAATTTGTTTTAGCCAATCCATTACTGCTTACTCCTTGAAAGCATTGTTGCGGCAATTTGCAGCATTGCACGGGCGCTGTCCATGTCTTCAGGCTCAGTAGCCCAGCCGACTGTGATCTGTCCGACAAAGCGCCCCGGCTCCGGTGGCACGCTGATACGGCATGTGTACGCGACACCTCTTGCGATGTACCACAAGCCCATCTCTGATTGAGCTGACTTGTACTCTCCGCATGGGATCTCGCTGGCCATCAGCTTGACCACATCGGCATTGTTGGCAGCGTTCTGGGTGAACAGGCCGACATCCAGCCCGTCATTGGTTTTGTCTCTGCCGTTCTTTCCATAAGCCCGATACAGGATGCGCGTGCCAAACATTGAATTGACTTTGAAGACCGCCACCACCAGCGCACCGGACTGCTTAAACAGATGCGCCGCTGCATCCTCAACCCTGTCCTCTGCAATCGTTGGGATCTTCTTGGACTCCTTGTAAGCGCCAATCAGCAGGTCTTGGTTTGCATAGACAAAGTACCCTGCAAAGGTCAGGACTGCCATCAGCACCATTGCAAAGAGACGAAAGGGGCTGGACACATAGGCCAGCACCTTGTCAATTAGGGCAAGGCGCTCGTCTGCCATAACTCACCCGCGCTGCTCCATGATGCCAAAGCTGAAATACAAGATCACCCCGACCAAGCTGAAAAAGACAAGCGCCAGCAAGGCCAACTCAATGACCTCATCGACCTCTTTCTTGCGCTTTTCAGCAGCCTCGCGTTCACGCCGTGCGTCATGGGCAGACTCCACATCCATCGCCGCTGCTCTGGACTTGATCTTGTTCCAGACATCAATCTTGCCTGACTGCATGAACAGCAATTGCAACTCGTCTTCAAAGCGCTTGGCCTGATCCAGAGCCATCTCAATCTGGATGGCCGTACCCATTGATGATTTTGATTTCTTGGCAGCAACCACTGCCTTGCTGGCCGTGGACTTTGCGTCAAAGTACTTGCCAAGGACAGGGCCGAGAGACGATACATCGTCAACAGTCTTGCTAACCTTCTTGATCAGCGCGACTGCTGCTTGGATACCCGCTAGCGCTGTTAATGGATCAATCACTTTCCGCTACCTTTTTAGGCTCTGGTTTACCTTTTTCCCGCCACTTTAAGCACCAAACCAATAGCCTATCAGATGACCATGACCACCTGACGCATTCATAAACTGGGGCGGGTGTTTGCGCCACTGGCGGGGGTGGCGGCAGCGCGTCCATGATTACATCAGCATTTTTTTCAACATCTCAGCCGCAAAGCCTGGCCCGAGCAGCGTGACAGCAATCAGTGCATAAAGGATGTACTCAATGCGGCTCATGCGCTTGCTGCCTGATTCAAAGCTCTTTTGGATAGCCTCGTATCTCAAGGCGCAGATTTCCTCATGAGTTGCCAGCTTGGCGTCTGTGGCGTCTATCTGGTTCATTCTGCGGCCTCTGGCGTGTTGCCCTCTGCCAGCCACTTTAAGTACTCTTGGTAGTCTGTGTTGGCTGGGTCGAAAGGGATGCAAGCACCATCGCTTGTGCGTCTGACAACAGTTGTTGAATTCTGTTGAGTGGTTAAATCTTTTACATATTTGTACATTTTTTATAGCTCCGCAGATGCAATCCAATGACCGTAAACATAAGTAGCAACAAAGTTAGAGCCTACAGCAATATAAGCTCTTGACTCTCTATCTGAAGTTCTATCAAAAGTAATTGAACCAGTTGAAGCTGAACCACTCCTTTCATAGTTCCAACTGCCTGATGTTCCTGCTGCAAGATAACCCGTTAAAGTTGGTGCAGTTCTCTTTGTTGAATACTGAATTGGAACAATTACATTTCCGTTGCCTTCAGAAGCGCCAGAAAAATTAAAAGTTCCTGTGGTTGTATTGGTTGCTGGTGCTGTTCCTTGGTCATAGGATTTCTCAAAATACCGCTGACAAAGCGCCAACTCCGTCCCATAAGGCCGGTAGTCAAACGATGTGGCTGTGCTGCCTTTTTCAAGCTGTACGCCTGTGACTTGCCATGTGGCGGCGTTGGTTGAAACAACAGACACAGTCCCTGCGGGTTGTGTAAAGTTTCCGTTTTGCCAAGTGTTTACAGTGCCGCCTGTTGAGGTTCCGGAGGAACCCAAACCAAAAACCACAATTAAAGAAAAACCATTAGTTGTGTTGTAAGTATTAACAGTCGTATCGCCAGCAATCGCTATCGTGATATATGTCCAAGTGTTGGCAGTTGGAATTGAATATGTAAATGGATAAGTTCTTGTAGGATTTCCAAATATTTCGCCGCCAAAAGTACCAGTCAAGGAACTTCGAACCCAAAAAGATAAAGTAAGGTTTGTGGCAGATGCTGTACCAAAATTAAAATCAGCGGTATTAAAACCTTCCAACCTTTGTTGAATGTTGAATGAGTCATTGCCAGTTAAAGCATAGGCAGATAATGATGTAACTCCAAGATAATTAGTAAATCCTGCTGGGGGTGTTACAGAACCCGCATTTTGCTGAACACTAGCTTTTGATGCACTAGTAGCACTCAACAGCCATCTATCCAAGGTGTACTGTGCGGTAGTAGGAGTAACACTCGCCCCAGCGTTTCTCTGATCCAAAACCATGGAGCCGTTGATGATGCGGTTCTTGAAGCCGAAGCCCGTGGCAGCGGTGTTCTGTACGCTGTTGTCGTTGAAGGTGATGCTCTCACCGCTTACTGCTACGGTCATGCTAATTGCTCCTCAGTGGGTCGTGCCAGGGTGGGGTGATCCCAAGCGGCAATGTAGTCACCCTTGCCGTCAGAGTCGTTCTGGAGCCTGATGGTGGTTGTGAAGTCTTGCTGAGTCAGCGCAGGGTACAGCGCCATGATTTTGTCGTAGAGTGTCATGTTATGCGCCCCTTGCTAAAAAAGCAGAAAAAGAAGATGAGCGGTTAACAGTACTAAAAAGTAAGCCTGTACCCTCTGTGTATGCATAAATTTCAAGATAATCAGTTGACCCGTTCATATAAATTAAACCAGAAACCGTAACAATAAATGAGCCTGAGGTTTGCATATCACCACCCCGCAAAAAACCAGCCCCATTTTTGTAAACAACAATTAATAATCTTTGAATGGTGGTAGAACCTTCTAAACACGCCGAAGCATTTATTTGATAGTAACCAGCAACGAGAGGCGTAAATCTATGATTTGTTGTGCTGTCAAAATAATTGGAAGTATCAAAATCTTCAGTATTAAATTGAATTTTATTAAATACGCCGCTACTTAATCCTGTTTGGTTACTTCCCAAATAAGCGCCAAACGCAGGGCCATTACCAGCCACATTGGTAGCCAGCATCGTTTGCGTAACCACGCCAGCGGTGTTAGTAATAACAGTCCCCGTGACATCAGGCAGCGTCAGTGTGCGATCTGAGTTTGTGACAGGGGCAACCAAAGACACTGTACCCGTGCCGGTAGCGCCCCCTTGAACGGCTAATAGACTCATGCTGCTGCTCCTTCAAGTGCGGTGATGCGGGTTGTCAGGGCTGTGATGAGGGCTTGTTGCTCTTGAATTGCCGCTGTCAGTGTGGCGACCAAGAAGCTGGTGTCGATGCCTTGGTAAACAGGACGGGTAGCCTCATTGCCGTCTTCGTCTGTGTAGGTTTCTACAGCGTCTTTTTCGCCAGTGACGCAGCCCTCAACCACCTCTTGCAACTCATGGGCGATGAAGCCTTGACCGTCAGAGCCGTCTACATTCCACTTGTAAGTTACAGGTTTGAGCAGTGCTACCTTTGCCAAAGCGCCCGTCATTGGCGCAATTGTATTTTTCAGGCGATAGTCTGAGGATGTGTTGTAGGCAGTGGCTGAAGTGGTTGTAGATACAGAGCCAACTTGATTATTCAGGTTATATAAACGAATATTGTTAGAAGCGGCTGATGTTGTTCTAATAATCAAGCCATCAGCAC